GAAAAACAAGAGTGTTTGCTGCAGCTCCTCTCGATTTTATAGTAGTTTTTCGAATGTACTACATGGACTTTCTCGCAACAATGATTAAGAACAGAATTGAGAATGAAAGTGCTGTTGGAATTGTCGCACAAGGTGCTGATTGGCACAGGTTGGCTGGACATCTGCAACAAAAAGACTATTCAAACAAGTCAGTTGTGGCAGGAGACTTCTCCAATTTCGATGGAACTCTAAACACACATATACTATGGCAGGTCCATGGTATTATTGAAAGTTTCTATCGTGCTGATCCATCATGGTGTCATAAAGATGCTATGGTGAGGGAGGCTCTTTGGAGATCCATCGTTAACTCCAAACACATTTGCCACGGTTGGATATACCAACTCGATCACGCTCAACCTTCTGGAAACCCGGCAACAGCTATAACTAACACCATGTACAATTGTCTCGCTACAAGATATGTGTTCTACAAGATCATGGATCAAGAAAAATTGAATTATTCATTCAACAATCATGTTTCGATGATTGCGTATGGCGATGACAACGTCATCAACATATCTCAAGCTGCTCGTGAGTATTTCAACTCACACTCAATACCACTTGGTTTTGCAGAGATTGGTATGACATATACTGATGCTCACAAGATCGGCAGTGTTGAATTTCAATCTTTGGAACAAACATCGTTCTTAAAACGCAGCTTTCGATATTGTACAGACATGGGTATGTATACAGCACCACTTGAAATAAGTTCAATTTTGGAATGTTTCAATTGGATTCATAGAACTGAAGATGAACTCGGAGTTATTAAACAAAACTTTGAGATGGCCAATCTAGAATTATCTTTCTACGAGGAAGCTTTCTTCAACAGTTATATGAAGAAACTACAACAAGCTATTTTTCGTACCTATAAAGTTGTTTTGCCGATAAAATCTCGAACAGATGTCATCTATCAACTACGTCACCAAGGAGCAAAATCAATCTTCGCTCAAGAAAACTGGACATAAATAATCACAAATATAATCTCCCCTCAAATAAAAAGGCCTGAGGCGATACTACAACATATTATATTGTATATACTGTAACTACTAAATTTTAAACTATTTTACACTTTACTTTTATTTTTATCTTATATATTGG